GGTGGAGGGGCACGAGGCGCTCTCACCGACTCCATCTAGGAGGTAACAGTCATGGTCTTGCATCCGGCACCAGGTTTTGCTAAACCTTGGATAAAACAGTCCTAAACAGCCCTAAGGACACCTCGATGGGTAAACCCAGCTAAATGCAACTTTACCATCGTCACATCGCACACCACCCAGCCACTCTCGACTATGTCACCGCTGAACCGCGGTTGGGCGACCCACTTTCGAGCCAGTCAGCTAGTAATCATACGAAGACTTCCGCACAATGCAGGCTTTCCCTGCAGTCAACCGAGGTTATCGGCGTCAACTATTTCACAGCATAGTTGCTGTTGTCTTTAGAAAGAATCTCAAACTTCTGTCTTTCCTCTCTGCTAGTATCAAGTTGTTACTGAGGTTCACAAAGGATTTACCGAAGTCTCATCCCGAAGGAGAGCATCGGTCTATCTCCAATGGTTACCAAAGGCGTCAGGATCGGGCAGTACGTTAGATGCTCATCAAAGATCTCATCCCTAAGGAGAGCATTGATCTATGCAAATCGCACTAACCCAGTCAGAATAACAACGATTAGAATCCTAAGATGACCTCGTTGTATCCATCTCGCTCAAAATGTGGAGGCTCTGCTTTAAATGCTATGTACCAATGGGAGCGTTCCGATTCTTTGTTATAGATGTCCGCCACCACACATACCTTGTGTGATCCTGCAAATTCTTCGTTTTCCATCCTCACGAATTTACAGCAATCAATGGCTTCTGGATCATCTGATACAAAGTCTAGCTTCCTCTGCATTTCCCAATCGAAAACACTCCTCCATCTCCTTATTTTCCTTTTCTTTGATTTGGAGCTTCTTCGGTACATTACACGGTAAGTGGCTGCAGCCGTCCTATAGAGCTTGAGATAGAAATTGAGATATTCGACCACACCCCAATAGTAATTGACCCACATCTTCATTAGTTCCATGTAGAACTTGGCCACCTTGATTTCATTCAATGAACTATTTTTCAACACACAGCTAAGTGGTAGAGCTCGAGGCTCTGTCCTACAGAATTTGTGCACATCTGAATCCCATATCCTCTGCATGGAACTTCTGCAAAATTCGATGTCTTCGAGCGTTCTTGTAATACCATCAACACGACACTCAAATCCACACTCCAGTTGCCTCTGTTCCCAATCTCGCATCAATTCACCCAAATACGAGAATTCCGTCACTAATATGAGATCATCACCATCGTCGTATAGTGCATAATCCTGTCCCCATTCCCCATTAACTGCTCCGATTGCCATGGGTACACAGACACAAACCCCCATCAACGCTGTGTCCCCAGTTCCTGAATCTAATTTTTCCTTCCTCCCTTTGCGGTCAAGTAACCTATATCTAATCCCATTCTTTGTCCAGTAACGTGCATTCCTTCGCTTCGCATGTAGTTTTCTGACTCTTCCCCTCATTGATGGCTCCATCAGCTCGCTGTATCTACCCTCGGCGGATCTCAAAGTCTCCGCTGCGACATGCCTCTCGAATCCAGACTGATCTACCATTATGTAAGTTGGACGTAGGAATCCCTCTGACAACCTTTTTATGTCCTCAGTCCTTTCAATCTGATTTCTACCTTTTGCACACCACCTGTTGCCATTTGGGTCGTCGGTGGCGAAAAGAGCATGCTGGTACTTCGAGATAGCCGCTCCAAATTCAATGTTAAAAATTGGGTCTTGTCCTTGTATGATCCGTGGTTTCTTCTTCCTGACCGTATGTTCTTGGAAGACACATTCGGCTTTGATGAATCCTTTCACATCCGCTGTCCTATCACTCTGTCCTGTCACTCCTACTTGGTCCCATACCTGCCTATATAAATTCCTCTTCTCATGTCCTTCTATATAATCATCAATGGAGCATTCTTCATCGTAGTTGCCTATTTGTGGCCGTAAACTGTTGAAAAATATATCTGCCCCTCTAGCCCAGTGTCCCACGTGCTCATCCCCTTCTACTTGTGCCTCGGATGGTTTTGGTGTTTCCTGACAAAAACGTTTGTACAGTCCTACTACCTCACAGTGAGCACATCCAGTATAGAATGTCACCTCGTCATATCCACTTTCTGCCCAGTTCAAATCCCATATTAACATTGTAGATCCACATGCTGCCTGATCTTCCATTACTTCCTCTTCCAGTCTTCCCATTAGATGCTTGACGTTGAAATCGATTCTGTTACCTTCATCGAACACCAACC